GTGCGGCCGTGCACCGCTCGGCACCCCGGCTCGCACGCTAATTGTCCTTGAGCGGAAGCTCAGGACAATCGCCAGGACGCAAGGTACCGAAAGGGCCCTCCGGCTTATTGCCGAAGAGTCCTCTCGGTGCCGTGCGTCCTGGCTTGCGGGCGAGCCGGTCCAGCGTCTCCTGGGCGTCAAGCTCCACGGTTTGGCAACCGTGGAGTTTGCAGCCCAATTCTCGATGGTCAAGAGATCGCTCCCCCTAGCACCCGAAAGGGTGGTGAGGGAAGCGATCTCCCAACACTTCGAGGATCTGACTAGTGCCTTCGAGACACCCCCGCACCTCCTCGAGTCCGCCAAAGCGTTCTCGAGAAGGTGGGCCGACGAGTTCCTCCCGGTACGCCCTGGGCCAGTTCCTGTGAAGGGACTGAGCTCCAGTGCATGCCTAGAGAAGACTCGCCGACAGGGGGGCCTCGTGGCCCTGGTCAGGGAGATGCTGGAGGAGGCTCCGCCGGTCACAGTGGCCCGCCCACCTGGTCTTTTGGACCAAGAGTGGGCGGACCTCTGTGCCGAGGACCGACTCTACCGGGTTGCGAAGGATAGGGTTTCCCCTATCCCCCGCTCCTCGGTAGCGGTGGTTCGCGAGCCTGGCCTGAAGGCCAGGATCGTCACCAAGTCCGAAGGAGCTGCGGTGATCCTCGGACACATGGCCCGCGAGAGGCTGTTTCTCGGCTTACGCCGGGATCCAGCCCTCGCGGACGTGTTGTCCGGGGACCCCGATGCGGCAATACGCCGCTTGCTCCCTGGGACTGGTGACGTCCTGTCCTCTGACCTTTCTCGCGCCACTGATCTCCTCCCCTTGGACTTGGTCCAGGCTCTAGTCGAAGGGCTAGTTGCCTCGGGCCGTTTCCGAGAGGGGGAGGTCATCGGTCTTCGGGCTTGCTCGGGGCCCCAGTCCGTGAGTTGGCCGTCACTCTCCACCTCTGCGGTATCGCAGAGGGGGATCCTGATGGGCCTTCCCACAAGCTGGGGCATCCTCTGCCTCTACCACCTGTTCATTCTTGAACGGGCGATGAGGGCAGAGGAACCCTGGGTTCCCTCCAGTCCTGGGGACGTCAACCCCGCGGATGGTCCGAAATGGATCATCTGTGGCGATGACGCTCTCACCATTGGGAGTTCTACCGTACTCGATGAGTACGATAGGCTCCTGGTGGAGACTGGAGGGGCCCCGAGTCCGGGCAAGCACTGGCGGAGCCGCCGAGGCCGAGCGGTGTTCCTTGAGGAGCTTCTGTGCTTCCGGAAGGAGGCGGGACCGGAACCCCACCTGCTTCACCCGTCGAAGGGTCGCCGCTGGGTCGACTTTAAAGTCGATCCGGCGATTACCCTTCGCGGGCTCGCCTGCCCGACAGCCGGGCTCCACAAAGGTGCGCAGTGCACCGTGGCTCCGGACCTCCAGAGTGATCTGGCGGCCGGTGCCGTTGTGGAGTCCCTGCTGTCTGGCGGTGCGAGCCCGAGGAAGGTCTGGGCTGTGCAGCAAACGCTACACGCCCGGGCCCTCCTTCGGTTGAGGCAGGCAGGGATCCAGCCCTGCCTTCCTCGCTGCCTGGGAGGCGCTGGGTTCATAACCCGAAGGGGTTATGAAGTTAGCATCAACCAGGTAGCGTCCCGGAAGCACAG